AAACTAAATCAACTGTGTCATTTTCTTTGGTATTGATTGCATAGATGTTTCGAATGTCTTGACTTATGCTGTTGTAAGCGATACTATTGCCGGCTAGAGCAGAAACTTTAGTCCACTCTTCTAGCTGTACTCCTGCAGAATTTAAACTGTATAACCAAATGTCATTGTTGTTGATATTGACTGCGTCGACAGCAATTTTTTCATTGGTTGTGGGAATGTCTATTGAAAAATCTGCTAGCTCTAATGTGCCCTGTTTAAACATTAAAAAGAAACCGGTGTTTGGCGATCCGGGACCTGTGGCGTCATTTTTATAGACAAAACCCAATTGGTTGCCGGGAACAGGCGGCTCTTCGTAGATATTTTCGCTGTTCTTAAATGCTGTGGAAACTACCTCAAAACTCATGCCGCGAGCCGCTACTGTTTTACTAAACGAAAACAACGGCACGTCTGCACTAACAGTTCTAAATCTGTATTGTTCTGTGGGTATTCCTTGTATGACTGCAGAACCTTGACTGCGGCCAAATTCTGTATTGTCTGCCATTGCAGAATTCAACACTGTGATAAACTGTTCTAGCCAGTTGGTATTTGTAGGGTCATTCCATGAGATAATCTGTTGCGACAAATTACGACCATTGCTATCCACTAGATCTTCTGTGGTAGTTACTGACGTAAATTTTAACAATCCGCTGGCTGCTTGATTACGCTTGGCATTGTAGCTGAGCATTCGGGCAATACGCAAAACGCTTTCTTTGGTTTCTGCTAGCTCGATAAAGTTTTCACGGCTGGCTAAATCAATACGAAATGCTAGGCTTTGTCCTAGAAATGCCACTGCATCGATTAGTGCTAGATACTCTGAACTTTCAATGTAATCGTTGAAATCTTCAGGATAATTTTCACGTATATAGGTAATAATTACCCTGCGTAGATTCTCAAAGTCGTAGGATTTAAAGTCTGCATTTTTAAAGGTCTGGTATATTCTAGTCCAGTCTTGATTTAAAATGAGATTGTTTTGTCTGCTAGTTGTTGTCATATACCATATTTACCTTGGAAAATAAACTGCTTAGATTACTGTAGAATTAGTTTTATCAAAGTTAAATGTCATGCGCTCGTTGACATTAAACGGGATATAAACGATGTCTGCTTGAATTCGAATACCTTGATCTGTGCTGTCTATCTGTACTTCATTTACTGCAATACGAGGATCATAATTGATAATATCTTCTACGTCTTTGGCAATGATATTTTTTACATCTTCAGTGAATTGTTCAAATAGCATGTCCCAGATCACTGTGCCAAATGCTGGATTTTCCAGCTTTTCACCCTTGCGAATATAGAAGTGATTTAGAAGATCTTGCTTGACCAGATCGATATCATAGAGCTTGTAATTTTTACCAGTTTCTTTTGAACTAAATCCCTTATAGGTAAACGTGCCTTGATTTTCAGAAACTACGGCAGTAGACGACGCTACTGATTTTTGATTATAAAGTTTTGCCATAATTATACGTCCCTATCTGTGTTGTCCGGAGTAAGTTGTGCCGGTGCTTGATTTTCGTGCAGTGCCCACGGCTCGTGCATGGGTATACGCTTCATAAAACTTTTAACCGTTCCTGACTGATATCGTTTTACTTCCCAACCGGCATTAATGCTAGTCGCTGGGTTATCCCGCAGTTCGTAGGGTTTTACAAAATCTGCTACTGCTGCAGTTTCAGCATTAGTTGGCCCGTTAAAATTAATTTTGCTACCGTTCATTTTAAGTTCTGAAGCTGAACCTACACTAATATCACCTGCTGCTGACACTTTGAGTTCAGTGTTTGTGGCCAATTCAAAATCAGTGTTTGAAGATATTTTAAGTGCGGCGCCTACCAGTACGTCTAAGTTAGCACCCACAGTGAGTTTCGCATCGTTATTGATTAACCACTCTTGATCTGTGGCGATTTCTGCATGAAATTTGCCTGACTCTGTTCTTAAATTAAAGTTTCTTCCCGCTTCCATGTTGATGTCGCGATCCGCTCTAATGTTTAAATCTGTTTGAGTATGGATGCTGATACTGTCTTGAGCATAGATATCAATCTTACCATTGCTGGTCAATTCTATCCATGTAGTCCCTCTAGCATTACCAATATAGATTAAATCTTCTGAGTTATGCATCAACAATTGGTGACCGGTCCTAGTACGCACTCTAAAGTACTCACTGTAGGGAATTGTTGGCTGACCTTGATCGTTGGCATTTTTACTTTCTAATAGATCGACATACTTAACTGGTCCTTCGGCAGCAGATTTTTCTCTGTGAAATCTATCGTCGCCGTCATCGAATACTAGTTGTGTACCACCTAATCTACTCACAGGTATAGGAGCAGACTTGCTGTCATTCTTACCTATTACTGCTTTTTTAGCATTGGTTCTTCGATCAACCGGGCCTGGTGTTGATATTCCAAATACCATTCCGGGAACTTCTCTCCTTGGCGAAGATGTAGTGGTTCCCCGTATGTCATCGTCTAACAAACCTTGTTCTAAAAATCTATCAGCAATAGGATGAACTACTTTTTTAATTTTTTCAGGATCTATTTCTTGCCTTTCGCCGTTGATTCTTTTATTCATCTCAGCCACAGGCAAGGGCTGTTTGGTATTGCCGTAACGCTGTTTGTCTGTGGGGTCTAGAGTGTTTTCTTTTGAAGCAGCAATGGCTGGTACCATGTTATTGATATTTCGTCCTGGCACGCAGGCGAACCAATAGCCTTGACTGGGATCACCGTCTACAAACAATACCAACACGTTAACTCCAACATCGGGTGGGACCATCCACATGCCGTATGATTTTTGTGTGTCATTGAATCCTTCTATGGTCGAAGTGGTTCCGTCATTTTTGCCCATAAACTCAAAAGGTGTATAACCAAAAAACGGCGAGGCATATTTTACAATATGAATCTGGCTGTCGTCGCCGGCGGTGTTGCCTTGATCTTTAAGCAGTGTAACTTCTAGCGATCCCATGAAGGTAGGATCAAGGTGACTGATTACTCGAGCAATGTATATGCCGTCTGTTAATCCACCGGTCCTTCCGTCGTTGGCTGCTGATGATCGTCTGTGTTGTGCCATTTAATATCCTTAATTTTGTCCTAGGTCTCTGTAGTATCTAAATCCTACACGTCTAGGAGCTTCGGTTGATGTGTTAACTGTTTTAGCGGTAGCAGCTGAAGATGCATTGCCTGCAGTCTGCGGGCTAGCACTGCCGTTAGATGGACCTGTATTTTTATTGGAGTCGTCTGTGGGCGAAGTTTTAACAGGATCTTCTGGTCCTACTTCTATAGCACTGTTGCCGCTGGCGGATATCACCGTGGATTGATCGCCCTGTGTTTTCTTATCAGCTTCGGGTCCTTGTGGGCCAGGCATACGCAAACATTTGAGTTTTTGCTTCCATTGTCCGTCTGAAAAAGTATTTTCACACATGTTTACTCTGTATATGCCGCTGAACGGGCTGTCTTTGCCTGCTACAGAAAAATCATAGAGTCCTGTGGTTTCGTTGATATCAGCAGGTGTTTTAAATGTTAGATAGATATAGACATTGCCACTTTCATAATTCATAGTACCATCATTGGTAATCTGCGAAACCGGAGTAGGAGCCGAAGCAAAATAATTACCAATACCGCTGTCTACTATCCAATAGGGATCTCCCATAATTTCTAAATCCACTGTGACCAAATCTGCACTGTTGCCGCTGATAAATGCCTGCTGAAAACTTTCAGCAATGTTCTGTTCTGTGGTCTTTTCGGAACTTCCGCCTTTATAACCTTTTAGCAGTCTAGGATCTCGTTTTGGTCTAGCTCGGCCCAGCTGAGCTGCCTGTGATGCAGCTGCTTGACCTTGACCAACCTTGGAAGTTTTATTTTTTTGCTCTGACAATTTTTGATCTTGATTGCTGGTCTTTGATCCCTCATTTTCAGGACTGGGGTTTGCTCCGGCATAGAATAAATTATTAATATTGATATCAAATTTTAACACATCGACATTTTGTCCTGAGTAGATATATTGATATTCTTTAACCACTGTTTTCATCAGTTCAGAATATCCCACAGGTGCAGAATTTGGGTTAGAAAATATACTTTGATGAACATAATACGGCACTACACGATAGGTGATTTTTTTAGCAAAGTCTCCAGTGATCGGGTCGAGTTTCAGCAGTTCTATCTGTACATCAAGTTTAAACCATTTGATATAACCCTCAGCGGTGGTTCCAAATCCGTCGGGCCTATCTAGAATAGCTCTTTTAGCATAGTCTGAACTCAATACCACTTGATTGATTATAGAGGTTAATGACTGTTGTTGTCCAAATTGGAAAGCTCGTGCCTTGGGATCAATGGTCATGGCGTCTCTTTTTATAACTCCGGTCTTGGCATCTATTTGATCATCTGCACGTTTAAATAATACATTGCCTCCGCTCTTAGAATCAAAACCTAGACTTGCTTGCCCTAGTTCATTTATCAGTTGGTTAGTGGTATCTAGAGGTTTGGCAGCACCTCCGGTAACTTTTACTACCGATTCAGTGGCTGCTGCGGCTGGGTTCACTGTGGCATTTTTAGCAGCTAGCGGAGTTCCAGCAGAGCTTTTCCACTCGCCGGCCAGCGTGGGAAATTGAACAGCGTATTGGTCTGTTTCTCCTATTCTTTTCTCAGCTTTTAATTTGTCTTCATTTCGGTTTAACACCGCAGCTAGGCTTTCTTGACTGGTGGACAACACTTCTGAAACAATACCTTTACCGCCAAGATCTCCCGAAATTTTTATGTCAGTATAGGTAACATTTACTGAATCTGAAAATCCTTGGTGATTATAAGGTATAGCTTCTACCTTATAAAGAGACCCGCCCTCGTTGACTGAAAATTTCATTGACACTAGTTTCAGTGTAAAAAATTTAGGTTTAATACTTTTTATTACTCTTCCTAGTTCGTCATATCCCTGAATGTCCATTCGCAGCACGTATGGTGCATTGTCAAGATAGCTAAGATATCCCGAGTCAACTGCGGCATTTTGCATACTCTGTAATAACAAGCCCATAGAATGCGGTTCAACAATGTCGAATGAGAATTTAATAGCGTTTGAATTTCCAGTTTTTTCATTGGTACCAATAAGACAGTTCATTTGAAAATTATTAATAAAATATTCAGGTGTGCCAAAAAATGTTTTTGCTCGCTGGTCATTGAATCTTCCGCCCGACGAAAATACAATATTTTTCAATGCCTGTGGGCTGGCCCTATAAGATGCAGGATTGTTAAACTGATCAGGCGTTAGGCAAGCTAATGTCCATAGACAGGTATATGATGCAAACTGTTCCATGGGGTTGGCTACTAAATTAGGTAGATTTTTTTTGGCTGAGGAGCTAGTCTTAGTGGGGTCTGAAATTACTGAGGTGTTGCCATTTTTTAAAAAATCTGTAGCCCTAGACACTCCAAGATTAGTAATGTTCGAAACTGTGCCTGTACCAAGAATAGACTGCGAGCCGAAGGGCGATATTGGTGTCCCGTCGGGTTTTTTTAAATCTAAAATTTTTCCAAGATAGTTAATGGCCACGTTATACTCCTAGAAATTTTTCTAGGTTGCCTTTTTTGGGAAGATAGATCACCGCACCTGGAACAAAATCATATATAGGATCTTTTATCACATTCATATTTCTCTGCATGAACACCCACCACAATTTAACTTCTCCATATAAGTCATAGGCCAAAAGATCAGGACGGTGACGATATTGATTTTCGATCACATATTTGTAATCGTCATTTTCTGCAGGTACGGGTCTAATATCTAATAGATTTAGATATAGAGAATTCTGTGAGGTTGTAGCCCAAGGACTAGCGTTACCGTAAGTTGCCATTAGATGTATCCTACTCCACTACTGTCAGCTGTCTTACCACGAGCATAATCTTGTAAACTAAATTGACGCATTCTCTGTCTGTTGTATACCGGCGACACAACCACTGTAATTGTACTCAACACCGGTACCCAGGTGTTGGTTCCAAAACTGTTACATCTCACATAGTTAACATCATCTTTAAGGTCAACTGAAAAACTTTTTACAATGACCGGTACCTTGTCAAATATACTCGAACCATAACCTGTTAGGTTACAAATCAATGGGGGATTGCCGGCAAACTCGCCTTGTCCAAAAAACATTTTGGTTGCTGTCTTAAAGAATGTTGTAGCAGCGATCCAATAGGCAGCGTCTGTTTCTGTTTCACAGCTAAACTCGCCTGTGATTGTTATATCGTCTACCATACTGCTTTTATAAGCATAGTTTGTGTAGTTGCTGTGTGTGGTGCTGATGGCAGAATAATCTGCTTTGGTCGACACAGTAATGTTTGGCAAAAATGGCCAAACAACACCGCCTGTGTTTTCTAATAGTGCAAACAACGGACTGTTAAAAATATTCCACTGACAGGTAATTCTCACACGCCAGTCGTTTTTTGCACCAGGAGATAATTTAATTGCTGCCCCTTGTTTGATAAATGCTTCCGCTCCCGATGGCAGATTGATTCCTCTTTTTAAACTAAGTACATTGTTCAACATGCCAGCGGCTTTACTGATAGATCCTGCAAGACTCATTAAGCCGCCGCCAAGACTGCCGCCAGCTAATTTATTAAGACCACCGGCGATGTCGGCAGTTAAGTTACTGGTTGATCCAGCAACACTTTGTAGTGAGTTAATACCGCCGGAGACTGTGCTTGTGATACTATTACCTATACCACCCAATGCTGTTGCTCCTGGGAGTGCGCCGCCGATTGCAGACGCTCTGTCAGACAGTTGCCCAAATGCTCCACCAGCATTGCCGGCCAGTCCATTGAGTCCTGATGTCAGTCCTCCGGACAGTTGGTTTATCTTTGAATCTAGGTTGGCTTTTTCCAGCATGTTAGATCCTGCAGCAAACGAGGATGCTTCGTTTATAGATTGGGATATACTAGAAGAAACAGAAGCAACAAGTTGAGCAATAGGATTAATCGATAATGGCATTTTGAGTGAATTTCCTTGTCATATAGTCTATTTATTCTTGACAAAATGTGCTATTATATTACTAATAGGAGAATTATAATTGATGAATGTACCAAAAATAAAGTATCTAACTAACAAAGATCTACTGAAAGAAATACACCGCAGTAAAAATACCTACTGTTCCTACACTGACAAAGCATTTGGGGACTATGATCTTATTGTGCCTAGTGTGGAGAAAATTAATATTCGAACTATTGCAGAAGCCAAACGAAATCGTGCCAGTAGGCTAGCTAAACTAGCACATGAAGCTGCTGTGCTTGCGGGCGGTAAAAAATTGCCTGCAAAAGAATTTGAGATTGATTATAAAACTATCAAAAAAGACGATGTAGTTTTTAGAGTTATGACCTTTACTCATGTGCCGCTTGCTCCGGGTCGTAAGAAAACCCTAAAGAATACTGCAGACAGTCATGAAAAAGTCAACTTTCCTCCTTTTCAGCATTGGAAGTTTGATGCAAACAATAATTTAATTTGTGTAGGGAAAAGTCATTGGCGGGGTGATTTGACCACTGGCGAGTTTAACAAAGAACACGGTAAGATGACAGACAATCTAGCTCGCATGTTCCTAAAATTATGTGAACGTTATGCTACTAGAGGAAACGTTCGTGGCTATACCTACAATGACGAAATGCGAGGGCAGGCTATCCTACAGTTGACGCAGATAGGACTACAGTTTGATGAATCAAAATCAGACAATCCGTTTGCCTACTATACTGCTGCTGTGACAAATAGTTTTGTACGTATTATTAATATTGAAAAACGCAATCAAAATATTCGAGACGACATATTAGAAATGAACGGTATGAATCCTAGCTGGAGTCGTCAAAATTCAGGCGGCAGCGTCAATGTGGCTGCTGGACCGTCTACAGGCGCAACCGTCGACGGCGGATCGGACTCTGATTGATCTTTTCAAATTAAGGTAGTATAATATATCTATGAATCTATTTAAAAAAATAGCCTGTTTCACCGACATACATTTTGGACTCAAAAGCGGCAGCCGTACACATAATCAAGATTGCGAAGAATTTGTAAATTGGTTTTGTGATACTGCGCAGGCACAAGGTTGTGAAACTGCAATCTTTCTAGGTGACTGGCATCATAATCGTAGCACCACTGATGTTAGTACTATGAACTATACTGTCAGCAACTTAGAAAAGCTAAGTCAAAGTTTTGAAAAAGTCTATTTCATTCTAGGCAATCACGACTTGTTTTACAAAGACAAGCGTGAAATTAACTCTGTTGAGTTTATGAGACTGTTTCCTAACATTGTGCCTATTAGAGAAACCCTTACACAGGGCGATGTAACTATCATGCCTTGGTTAGTGGGCGAGGAATGGAAGACTGTTTCTAAACTCAAAAGCCGCTATGTGTTTGGACACCTGGAACTGCCTTTGTTCTATATGAATGCCATGGTACAGATGCCAGATCACGGACAGTTGCAAGCAGGTCACTTTGGTCATCAAGAATATGTGTTTAGTGGACATTTTCATAAACGTCAAAGCAAAGGCAATGTCACATACATCGGTAATGCTTTCCCCCATAACTATGCAGACAGCGGTGACGATGATCGAGGTATGATGATTTTAGAGTGGGGCGGCAAGCCAGAATATCATTCTTGGCCCGAACAACCTGTTTATAGAACTTATAAACTTAGTCAAATCATCGATACTCCAGATGCGCTATTACGTGATAAGATGCATTGTCGTGTTACCATTGACTTGCCTATTACATTTGAAGAAGCCAACTTTATCAAAGAACAGTTTGTACCACAGTACAATCTTCGTGAGCTGATGTTGATTCCAGAAAAGGTAGAAGTTGAATCTAATGCGGTTCCAATCGACATTAACTTTGAATCGGTAGATACTATTGTTATGAATCAGATTAATGCTATCGAAAGCGATAGTTACGACAAGTCAATGTTATTAAAAATTTATCAAGACCTATGACAATAAAAATTAAGAATCTAACAGTACGTAACTTTATGAGTGTGGGTAACCAGACTCAAGCCATTGATTTTGACAAAGGTCAGCTTACTCTAGTGCTTGGTGAAAATATGGACCTAGGTGGTGATGATAGCGGTGCTAGAAATGGTACTGGTAAGACCACTATTATCAACGGCCTTAGCTATGCTATCTACGGCCAGGCTCTAACTAACATTAAGAAAGATAATCTGGTTAACAAAATTAACGGCAAAGGCATGTTGTGTACAGTCACTTTTGAAAAAGATGGGGTTGAATATCATATTGAACGTGGTCGTAAACCTAACTTGTTGAGGCTTAGTATCAACGGCACAGAGCAGCAACTAGAAGATCTAGACGAAAGTCAAGGTGATAGTAGAGAAACACAAAAAGCCATTGAAGAAATGATGTCAATGAGCCACGACATGTTTAAACATCTTGTGGCTTTGAATACCTACACAGAACCGTTCCTATCTATGAAGGCTGCGGATCAACGTAATATTATCGAGCAGTTGTTAGGTATTACTCTGCTGTCAGAGAAAGCAGAGAATCTTAAAGAACAAATCCGTATCAGCAAGGATGCTATTCAAACCGAGAATACTCGT